TTAACTGGTAGACCAAGCAATAAATTTAATAAAGTAAACTATGCAGCACTAAATAAATCTGACGGCACTAGAGAAAAATATATAAGCAGATTTAACAATGGAGGAATATTAGAGCTAGATTATGATGCATATCACCTTAGACTTATTGCAAATTGTATAGGATATACTTTACCAAACGGTAGTATCCACGAATATCTAGGCAAACAATATTTTGGCACAGAAAAACTAACAAAAGATCAGTATAAAGAGTCTAAAGAGATAAGTTTTAGAATATTATACGGTGGAGTACCAAAAGAATTTCTTGCTATTCCATTTTTTAAGGCTGTAAATGATTTTATTTTTAAATTTTGGAAGTCCTGGTTGAATAAAAAACATTTTAAAACATACTTATATAAAAGAAAGGTAGATGCATCAACAATTGGAGATATGTCCCCTCAAAAGTTATTTAACTATTATATACAATCAATGGAAACTGAAGCTAGCTCTGAAGCTATGGCTGATGTTATTAAGGTTTTAAAAGAATACAACACAAAACTTATATTATATACCTATGATAGTTTTACTTTTGATTTTGATCCTGCAGATGGAAAAGAGTTAATTTTACAAATAAAAAAGGCTATGAAGTATCCAACAAAAATTGCATATGGGGTTAATTATGGTAAACTAAATGATGTTTCCGATCGTTTTTGCTGATATTTATAGAAAGAGGATAATGTATGAAATCACTAATAGACAAACTAGTCAGAGAATGGGCGTATAGGGTAAACAATGGTATGCCTGACCCAATGAATAGAACGCACATTGAGGTATTAGCAGAGGTATTTAGAAGTTTTAACTACTCAGAAACCTTCATATCAGAATACATTAGTCAATTAGGTGAAAATCAAACCTTCCAAGCTCGTTCTAAAAAAACCGGTAAAATAGTTGATTATGGATCTAAAGAAACCATGGAAAAAGCTATTGAAGACGGCAGATCTGAACCTATACAAGATAAAAAAGAAAAGCCTACAGAAGATCCTGGTACTGTTTCTTTTAATAGAACAGCTGGAACAGAAAAAGAAAAAAAATCAACAAGTAACCAATCAGATTCAGATAAAACGGATACAACAAATAAAAAAAATAAAACGCTAAAGGATATTGATTCTGTAAATGAATTCAATAAAAACCCAAAGTTTGCAAGTGATGGTGTATCTGATGAAGATTTTAAAAATAACACAAATATTCAAAAAACTAAAAATGAAATAGAGTTTTCACCAGAAGAATTAAGTGATGTTCTTGGTAATCCAAGAAAGTTTCCAAAAAAATATGAAAAAGTATTGATAAGACTTTTAAATACCAAAAAAAGTAATGATATTAGTATTACCGATTTTACAAATGCAGCTGGTGGTGGTACACTTTCATCAACTGCTGGTGAGATTTTAACAACAATTGGAATGTCAATAAAAGACCCTCAAAAAGCAAAAGAATTTTTTACTAAAATAGAAAATCATATTAAATCAAATGGAAAAGATTCTATTATGGATAAAGGGTGGGTTAAATCAGCATCCGAAGTTAGGTCAGCAACCGTAAATAGATATGATAGGCAATTTGGAAAAGGTAATTGGGAATTGGAAACTATGGCTTGGGATATTGAAGAAGAAGTTGAAGCTTTAGGTTTAAAAGATTACAAAAAGAATAAAGGATTTTCAACCGATACTTACGCAAAATTAAAAGTAGATGGAAAATCTGTACTTGATGAAGTATCTTTGAAAAAAAATAAAACGGCTAACTTATTAAATACAACTACAGGTAGAATAGATGATATATTTTTCCAAGGTTCAGCTACAGCTGAAGAAATGAAAGAAATGGCCGATTTGGATAAAGAATACACAGTAGCTAAAGGTAAACGAAAAAAAGAAATAAAACAAAGGCAAGAAGAACTTACCAATAAATACAATAAAGATATACCTGAAGATGCTAAGGTAGAAGTTGTCAAAGAAAAACAAAGCAATATTCATTCAAATGGATTAAAAAATAATAGTAAAAATATACAAAAACTGAATGAAGATTATAATAACTTATCACCTGAGGAAAAAAATAAAAAGTTTAGAGAATTAGAACTTCAAATGGGACAAAACTTTTCACCCAAACAAAGAAAACAGTTTGAAGAAATTTTATCAAAAACAGGACCTGATTTATCTTATGATAAACTAAAAGAACTTAATAAAGAAATGGGATTAAAAACTAATAGTAGAAGTGTACAAAAAACTTCGGTAATGCTGCATGGAATGGCTAAACTATTGGGTAATCCTGCTGGAGAAACATACGATAACTTAGTTGAAAACTCTCACAATCATGCCGGCGCAGTGGCAAATGCAATTCTATCAAATGATAAAGCAAAATCTGGATTATTAAAATCAATACGAGAAGATTTCCCTTTAAAATCTTTAGTAACTGGTGAAGAAAATATGACACTTGGAAGTTTATCAGCAGATAAAGGAACATTAAAAGAGGTATTTGGTACAGATAATTTTGATGAAATACAAGATAAATTAAATGTAAGAGAAACCCCTCCACCACCATCAATAGTTTATTCTGCTGGACCTGGTAAAGATGTAATACCTGTTGCTGAAATCAAAACAAGACCAGATGGTATTGGATATGGTGGAACTTGGAAGTTAGAAATGAAGGTTCATAAAGATTTTGCATCAAAAATTGAAACTGCTCAATCTAAATTAGAAAAATAAACGGAGAGAATGGGTGAGAACGCAATTATTATGTACGTTTACAAATACTAGAATATTATCAAAATCTATTGATAAAATAATAGAAGCGTATGATATTTTGTATAATAAGGTATTTATTCTTAGAAATACTGGCGACACTAAAGAATTAATGTGTACATATAATATTGATGCAAATGAAAGTGTAAAGTCACTTCAAGATACAATATCACTACATAGAAAAAAACAAACAAATACACTGTATACTATAAATGCATTAAATGAGTGCATTAAAATAGTAAATAACGGAGTACTAGATACAACATATCAACTGGATTGGGAAAATTACAGGGATAGTATATTATTAACAAATGATACAGGCTTGCGCAGAATAGATACAGAAGTACAAGAAATAATTTATATTAAGGTAAAGAGATAATTATGCCTAAAAAAGAAGTAAACGAAGAACTTAGACCAGAAGAATTAAAAAAATTATCAACAGACCTAGCTTATTCGATGCCAAGTCATACAAAATATGATGATAAAAAAGGACCTACAGATGCTCAAATAATGAAGGCTATGAAAAAATACTATAAAGATTTATTTCAGTATTCATCAAACACACAAAAGAAGCAAGCAATTAAGATAGTAAAAAAGGTATTGAGTGAAGGATTAAGCGAAGGCAGGCCAATGTTTCAAGATACTCCAAATGAAATGGCTTATTTAGATTTTAAAAAATGGGCATACAAAAACAGGAAGTCTGTTAAAGGTATATTAAGTAAGGCTGTAGAAGATGGTAGAGATCCTGGAACAGATATATTTCTTGCGCTAAGACAGGTGTGGTTAGCATGGGCAAATAAAAATGCTAAAGAGTGGAGTAGAGTACCAAACAAAGGACCCCAAGGAAAAGATTTTGGTAGAGCACTAGCAGTAATGATGAAGAGTGATAATTTAATCATTAAGAAATCAGGCAACAAGCTTACTGATATGCAAGAAGATATTGGAATAATACCAATAAGTAAACCAACAGCTAAAAAACACACTTCTCCTGCCAATCCTCCATACGATCCTGACGCACATTTAGACAGGCGAGATGATGATGAAGAAAAATTGCAAGCCCTTTTAACAGATTTAATAAAGTCTGAATTAAAAAAACTTTCAAAAAAATAGCAAAAAAACACGTCAGATTTTTTTATTTCAAATATTTTGTTTATATTTATATATAATAACAATTAAACAGAAACAACTAAAAATTAAGAAATGAATCAATTAACAATTGCAATACTCTTGTTCTTCACAGGCCAGACCCTAATTTGGATTCAAACTAACGGACAATTCCTCTGGAAATGGTTCGACAAAAACCCACTAATTTTATCGATAACATTTGGAACTATAATTTCCTATCTATTTATTTTTGCAACAAGATATGTTGTAAATTATTTTGATGGCCTTTTATGGCCCGGTAGATTTATAGGATTTGGGACAGGTATGATATCGTTTGTATTATTAACATGGCTTTTTATGGGAGAAGGTATAACAACAAAAACAGCAATATCACTTGTATTGGCAACAACACTAGTATCAATACAAATATTTTGGAAATAATGTTAATAACTTTTCACTCAAAATTTTTTTATGTTAAACAAAATGATTATATTACTATATAAAATTAAACTATGGCAAAAAGACTAGGATACGCGTGTATAAATATGACCCTTGCAGAACAAGGCATATCATGTAATAGAAGTATGATACGAAGAACATTTGATGCAAAAGGTATTGACTATGCTTCTGAATTAATACTAATTAATATTACTAATTTACTAAAAATTGTAAATTGGAATAATGAAAACAATATAAAGGTATATCGTATGTCAAGTGATATGATGCCCTGGATGTCCGAATATAAATTATCAGATTTACCAGACTATCAACAAATATCTGCTTTACTTAAAGCCGTAGGTAAACTTGCAATGGATAATAATCAAAGGCTTTCATTTCACCCGGGACAATTTTGTGTACTTGCTTCTCCAAATGAAAAAGTTGTAATAAATGCTATTAATGAATTAAATAAAACAGCTCAAATTCTAGACCTAATGGGACTACCAAAATCAGCTGCCGCAAAAATTAATATTCATGTCGGCGGTGCATACGGAGATAAAAAATCCGCACTAGATAGATTCTGTAAAAACTTCAAACGTCTTCAACCATCAGCCCAAGCAAGACTTACAGTAGAAAACGATGATAAAGCTTCTATGTATTCTGTAATGGATTTATATCAATATGTATACACAGTTGTAGGTATACCTATTGTCTTTGATTATCATCACCATAAGTTTTGTCCCGGTGGTCTTTCTGAGGAAGGAGCACTAAGGCTTGCTGCATCTACGTGGGGTGATGTAAAACCTTGCACACACTATTCAGAATCACGTAGACAAGAACAAACCTTAATCATGGAAAATATAATGTCTAAAAATAATATAACACACGATACCCTTCATGACTGGCCAACAATTGCAAAAATGCATAAAGAAGTTAGCAAAATAAAAGTTCAAGCACACTCAGACTATATTATAGAAGAAATACAAGATTACGGACTAGATATTGATGTTGTAGTAGAAGCAAAAGCAAAAGAATTAACAGTACAATCGTACTTAAAAAAATATGAAAATAATTACACAGAAGTTTTATAATGTGGAATATTTTTATTATATTAACTTAATAATAATTAAAACAGGAGAAAAAAAATGGCAATTGATTTAGAAGCAATCCGACGTAAGTTAAATAACTTACAATCATCAACAAAAAGAACAGAAAACCTTTGGAAACCTAAACCAGGTTCCAATCAGGTTAGAATAGTACCTTATCAGCACGACAGAAGCAATCCTTTCAGAGAACTTTATTTTCATTATGATTTAGGCAAGAGAAATTACTTGTCACCAGTCACTCATGGAAAACCAGACCCAGTAGTTGAGTTTTGTGAGAAACTTAAAGCATCAGGTAATTCCGATGAGTGGAAGTTAGGTAAGAAAATGGAACCTAAAATGAGAACATATGTTCCTATCCTTGTAAGAGG